CGGGATGGCTGAGAAGGGCGTTAAGGGAGCGGCGAAAGTTTCTACAAATGCTTTGGATAGTGCTGCTGCGAACATGGATATGTTGAAGCAGATGATCTACGACTTAGAGATACAGCGTGGTGACGCGATGTATGAGGATGATTTGCTGGAAACAAACGAGACTTTGTATGATGAGATTATTTCGGAATATGACAAAGACATAGACATCAACGAATTTGAGTTACGAGATCAGATGAACGAGATGTTTGATACTATCATTGATGATCCTGACCTTTTGAAGGGGGCCGCTGACGAGACGTTGGAGACGTTAGCGAAGGAGTTTTATGACAACTCCAAGCAGATTATTTCTGGGAGTAGGATTCAATCGATGCCAGCGGATGTGCGGATGCCGTATGATGAGTTAGCAAAAGAGATTCGTCGTCGTGGTTTGGATGCGAAGAAGACTGAGAGTGGGATGAATCAGTATTCGTATTCTAAGACATTTGCGGCGGACATTTTGGATCCGAAGCAAGATCCGTGGTCTTCGGTTAGTGCCGCCGATTTAACAGTTACACGTAGGTAAGGAATAGAAATGGCTGATTTCAGACAAGCGTTGGGCCAAAGTGAGAGTTCTGGTCGTTATGATGTGGTAAACCCAGAGGGATATACTGGGAAGTATCAGTTTGGTTTGGATAGGTTGTCTGATTATATGAAGGCGACTGGTATGCGTTTTTCGATGGATCAGTATCGGAACAATCCTGCTTTACAGGAGCAAGTACAGGCGTGGCATGAGCAGGACATCATGAACTACGCGTTGGACAATGGCTTGGATTATTACATTGGTAAGAATGTTGGCGGTGTACAGGTTACTCCTGAGGCATTGATGGGGATGGCGCATATTGGTGGTAAGTATGGTATGCGTAAGTTCTTGGAGACTGGTGGGCGTTACGACCCTGAGGATAAGAATGGTACGTCTATAAGTGATTATGGGCAAAAGTTTGGAGGTACTCGGACCTCGGCTCCTGCTGCATCGGAGGCTTCTGCTCAAGCACCGCAACCTCAGATTGACCCGAGATTGCTTCGTGCAGCGCAGGTTCTTGGTTCTTTGCCCTCTGACATGCGGGATCCTCACATGGAGGCTGGGATAGCGAGTGCGATTCAGTCGCAGGTTCCGGGTATGAAGGAGGGCGGCATGGTTCCTCGTCAGACTATGATTAACGATCAGCCGCATAAATTGGCGTATATTAATCCGCAAGAAGCTGAGTTATTGAAGGGTCTTGGCGGCTCTGGCGAACCTGGCCCTGGTGGTATTCCTGCATACGATTGGGATTGGAGTGATCCTTTTGGCAGTCTTAGTGATGCGATCGATAGTGCCGTAGATAGTATTAGTGATGCTTTCAGTGGTGGCAGCGTCAACACGAGTGCAAAAGACGCTGATATGGGTGTTGGAGCGATCAACACTGGTTTGACTTATAGCGGTGATGACCCTGTTGTTTCTGGTAGTTACTCTCATCCAACTGACGGTGACGACAAGCCATCTAAAGCTGTGGTGACGGGACCGAGTGGATATCCAAGTTTGGATGCGACTGCGAGTATAAACACTTCACATACTCCTGGGTCTACACTTATTGATGTGAGCGGCGCGGACATTGACTGGGGTGCTTATAATAACTCTCTTGGCATTGATACGAGTTATGCTAGTGGCAAGATGGACGCTGATTTAGGCGTTGGGGCGACTAACACTGGTTTAACTTACAGTGGTGATGATGACGCTGTTTCTGGTGGTTTTTCTGCTGCGGACGCTACTGCTGACGACGACAAGCCATCTAAATCTGTGGTGACGGGACCGAGTGGTTATCCGAGTGTAGATGCAACGGTTTCAGGTGGCGGTGGTGTTCCCGTTATAAACCCAACTGGTGGCAGCTACAGCATTGTTACGTTACCACCAGAGGATGACGACGATGATGACGATCAGTTACCTACAGGGCCTTCTGGCTATACGAGTGTTGACCAGATAGCAACGGACTCAGGTGAACTTAGCGCAGTTGAAAAGGAGCTAGTCAGTACTTGGGGTTGGACGGACAACGGAGATGGAACACTAACGAATCCGTATGGCGGATTGTACGACACAGAGCAGGGCGGTGCGATTTCTGGTAGCAGTGGATCGGTAAATACGGATTCAAAGGACGCGGATTTGAGCGTTGGTAGTACGAGTGCGTCTTACGATACATCGAGCGAGACTACTCCGTTTACACCTACACCTACACCAGAACCCAAGCCTCAATTTGTAGATGACAATGGCGTTAGGCATTGGACAGCAGCGGCTCGTGATGCGGCAAACGAGCAGATTAGGAAAGATAACCTTATTGCTGGTATGCTCACTGCGACGGGAACCGAGGCTGGAGGAGGGGTTTTTGGGACTCAAGGTCTTGCGCTTTCTCAAGAGCAGCTTCAGCAACTATATGACACTGATCAGACCACGACCGTTAACTACGGTGCGGGTGATGTACAGGTTGCGTTGCCCCCAGGTGTTAGCAAAAAAGAGGGTGGTTATTACGTTGGCGACCAAAAAATTGCTGACGCAGATTTCATGGATATAACCAAATACGGGTCCGTAACAGGGGCAGGGTCTGATACGAGTATTACTAGCGACGGAGTGCTAAAAACTATCATCACCCCCGCCCAGACAATGGGTAAGTTGATGGAGAACCTAGCAAGGAGAGCCATCGCTGCAAACCAAGGGATTGAGGTTTTAGACTGGGAAGGTTTTAACACTCCTGAGTATGACCAGTTCTATGACGAACTTGGCGAAACGCGGACTGCGAATCAGTATTTGCAAGATGCGATAAACGCTGGTGCATTTGGTACGCTTGATGAATCAGGAACCATGGTTCTTTCTCCTCAGTCTGATCCAAGCTCTGGTTATTTTGGTAGTGACGAGTTTATCACAACGTACTTGAATGCTACTCCCGAGGAGCAAGAGCAGCTGTTGAATGTATCTGTACTTACGGAAGAACAGTTCCAAGATCAGTTAAACGACTACTTTGATCTAAGTTCTGAGGTAACTCCGTTTGAGAAAGAAGAGCCGGAGATTGAATTGACTACGGACATTCTTGCAGGGATGCCCGGTGGTGGCGGTGGAGACGGCGAACAAACCAGTGGTGGCGGCGGTGGCGGCACAGACACTGAAACGGGAGGAAGTGAAGGCGGAGGAATTAGTGGTATTTCTTTTGTCGATACGCCTATTAGTGGTGGTGGCGGTGGAGAACTTAGTTTTCCTGAGGGTGGCTCATCTTCATCCGAGGAAGGCATTGCAAGTCTCTCGAGTATCAGTTCTCCGACCCCTGTTACTGTAACATCCACGACAGATCAGGCTTTAGCATCGGATACGGACAGTGATGCTGTTGAGCTTGTTGCAGAACCTTCAGTTGATCCAGACTTAGTTACGGGCGAAGGCGGCGAGATTACGGTTGTTACAAAAGAACCTGAACCTGAGATTGATACAACTTTAGTTGAAATAGACGACCCAGAGGAAGACCCAGAGGAAGACCCAGAGGAAGATGGAAGCGTAGTCGTTGAGGTAGCCGACACGGATCAGACTTTTGATGATGGTGAAGGTGAAGGCGGCGAATCCGAGGAAGGCGTTGAAGTAATTGTTGGCGGTGGCGAAGAAGGCGGCGAAGAAGGTGGTGATGGCGAAGGCGAAGAAGGTGGAGGTGAAGGTGACGAAACTGTCGTCGTTGAGGTAGAAAGCGAAGGTGGCGGAGAAGGCGAAGAAGGCGGCGATGGTGAAGGCTTTACTGACACAGACGATGACTCCCTTGGCTTTGGTGATAACGAGGGTCTTGGCGGTGGCGAAGAAGGCGGCGGTTTAGTAGGTGGAGAAGGTCTTGGAGAAACTGGCGGCGGAGAAATAATTATTTCTGGCGGTGGTGAAGGCGATGGAGACGGAGAAGGCGGCGGAGACGGAGAAGGAGAAGGCGACGGCGGTGGTGGATCTGGCGGCGGCGAAGGCGGCGGCGAAGGCGGCGGCGGTGGATCTGATGGTGGATCTGGTGGCGGAGACGGCGGAACCGAAGGCCCATCCGCAGGAGACGGTGACGGCGACGGAGAAGGTGATAAAGAAGGTGTACTTGAATTTGACCCAGGCATTGGAGAAGGCGACGGAGACGGAGAAGGCGACGGAGAAGGCGATGGCGATGGCGATGGCGATGGAGACGGTGACGGCGACGGTGACGGCGATGGAGAAGGCGGCGGAATTGTCGAAGATACCGACGAAGATGCACCATTTGAGTGCCCTGATGGGTTCGAAGCTGTAAAAGTTGATGGTCAATGGGTCTGTATACCAATAGATAAAACCTATAAATACAGTTACAAAGATGGTGTACGTCCTGTAAACGCTCCGTACTACAAGGATATAACACCCATAAACCCACGTAAGGCGTAATGAATTTACAGGCTATACCAGAAGAGGCGTTAAAAGAAATCTTGGCCTTAACCGAGGCCAAGAAACGACTCGATGTACAGGAAAAAGCACAAAATTTTTTCATGCCATTTGCACATCATGTGTATGAAAACTTCATAGAAGGTGCACATCACAGAATTATTGCCGAAAAGTTGGAAAGGGTCGCAAATGGCGACCTAAAGCGACTTATTATCAACATGCCACCGCGTCATTCTAAGTCTGAATTTGCAAGTTACTTGATGCCTGCTTGGTTTTTGGGACGTAACCCGAAGCTGAAAATCATCCAAGCTACGCACAATACTGAACTGGCGGTGCGGTTTGGTCGTAAAGTCAGGGATCTTATAGATGACCCACAATATAAAGACATATTTCCTGCAACTAACTTGAAAGAAGACAACAAAGGCGCGGGAAAATGGCAAACGAGTGCTGGTGGCGAGTACTTTGCAGCGGGTGTTGGTGCGGCGGTCACTGGTCGTGGTGCGGATTTATTCATTATTGACGACCCTCACTCGGAACAAGACGCGTTGAGTGAGACTGCATTTGACCATGCGTATGAATGGTACACCTCTGGCCCCCGCCAACGTCTTCAACCGGGTGGTGCAATCATCCTTGTTATGACTCGATGGGGTAAAAAAGACCTCACTGGTCGTTTAATAGCTGCGCAGGGCAGTGATGTAATGGCAGATCAGTGGGAAGTTGTCGAATTTCCTGCGATTTTGCCTTCAGACAAACCTTTGTGGCCTGAATTTTGGGATAAAAACGCTCTTTTATCCATTAAAGCCTCTCTTCCCGTGCAAAAATGGGAAGCTCAGTGGCAACAAAGCCCAACAAACTCTGAATCTGCTATAATTAAGCGAGAATGGTGGAATTTATGGGAAAAACCCAAGATTCCGCCCCTTAAATACATCATTCAGAGCTACGATACTGCTTTTTCTAAGAAAGAAACGGCTGACTACTCAGCTATTACGACTTGGGGGATCTTTGAACCCGAAGAAGGCGGCGCGGACAACATTATTTTGCTAGATGCGCGTCGTGGCAGGTGGAATTTTCCAGAATTAAAGGAGGTAGCGTATGAGGAACACGAGTACTGGGAGCCGGATATGGTGCTGGTCGAAGCAAAAGCGACGGGTATGCCACTTATTGACGAGTTGCGGCTTCGCGGTATTCCAGCGTTAGGCTTTTCTCCCGGTAAAGGGAACGATAAGATATCTCGTATGCATATGGTTGCCCCTCTGTTTGAAGCAGGAATGGTGTGGGCACCAGAGGACAAAAAGTTCTCGGAAGAGGTCATAGAGGAAGTCGCTTCATTTCCTAATGGCGATCATGATGACTTTTGTGATAGTATGACGTTAGCGTTAATGCGTTTTCGTCGCGGAGGGTTTATATACCTCGAAGGTGAAAACGAAGATGATAGTGTACAGTACTATCGTAAACGGGAGTATTACTGATGGCATTGCCACCGATAGTAGATTCAGGGATTACACCTGAAGACATGATGAACAGAGAATCCTCTGTGGAAGTTTCTGTGCCCCAGCCTGAGACATTTGAGGATGGTGCGGAAGTTATTGAGGATGGGCAAGGCGGAGCTATTGTCCAAGCCCTGTTGGAAATGGCATCAGCTAGTCCTGAAGAACCTGATCACTATGCTAACTTAGCGGAGTATTTAGATGAAGGATATCTTGGAGAAATTTCGTCAGACCTTAGAGCGTCTTACGAAGAAGATTTGGACTCTCGTTCAGAGTGGGAAGAATCTTATACAAAAGGTTTGGACCAACTTGGTGTCCGTTATGAAGAACGTAGCCAACCGTTTGAAGGAGCTTCTGGGGTCACTCACCCGCTAATTGCGGAAAGCGTTACTCAGTTCCAAGCTCAAGCGTACAAAGAACTGTTACCGTCAGGTGGCCCTGTCAAAACACAGATTGTTGGTTTCCAAGATCAAGAGCGTGAAGACCAAGCCAATCGTGTTAAAGACTTCATGAACTACCAGATTACAGAGGTCATGGAAGAGTTCGATCCTGATATGGATCAACTATTGTTCTATTTACCGCTGTCAGGATCTACTTTTAAGAAAGTCTATTACGACGAAGCAAAACAACGAGCAGTATCTAAGTTTGTACCTGCACAAGACCTTGTTGTTCCGTATTCTGCGTCTGATCTACAAACGTCACCTCGTGTCACTCATGTTTTGCGCATGGACGGCAATGAAGTCCGTAAGATGCAAATTGCAGGGTTCTACCGCGATGTAGACATTCAACCGTATGATCAAGATCAGGCAGACTCAGAGGTTCGTAGAAAAGTAGACGAGCTTCAAGGAACATCGAGCACTTATTCGGATGACATCTATACCATTTTGGAGATGCACGTTGATTTGGATCTTGAGGGGTATGAAGATTTAGCCCCTGATGGAGAACCGACAGGAATTGCGCTTCCATATATTGTAAGCATTGATGAGTCTTCGGGTGAAGTTTTGTCTATCAGACGCAACTTTGACCCATCTGGCGATCTAGCCAAGAAACAGCAGTACTTTGTGCACTACAAGTTCATGCCTGGTCTAGGTTTTTATGGCTTTGGCTTGATACACATGATTGGTGGCCTTGGTCGTGCGGCAACGAGCATCCTCCGGCAGTTGATCGATGCAGGAACTCTTGCCAATCTCCCAGCAGGATTCAAGGCCAGAGGGG